TGCGTTATGTGCGAGCCAATATCTAGCTCCATTTTGGAAAAATCTATTGAGGTAATTCCAATTATTATCAGAAAGTTCAAAACAATCAATGATAACAATGGTTTTAAGAGTATAAGATCCTAACTGAAGTAATCTTAATTTACCTTTTTCTGGTTGTAATTGTAGGGTTTCTGTATCAAAAGCTAGGCTTGATGCTGTATGTAAACGATGAAGTTCCTTGATGCCGTAGTAAACGGAATAATTAGAGTTTGTCATGGGTTGTGACTATAAGTTTATGTCTGTTATTGTAGCACAGTAGTACATTACGTCCAATGCTCAATCTTGCGTTGTAACAAATTACCATCCAATTCTGTATATATCAAAACATCTATTCCTAGTTGGATCGCCTGTAAAACTTCACTATGAAAATAATTTTTGTCTTCGTAATCGACTTGTTCAACATCCACCACTCTATCCAGGTCATCATATTTTGTATAACGAACCGAAGCTAGTGGTGAATTTTTTCTTTCTTTGTGGCAATAAATTATTACTTTCGTCTGTCTCATTAAAACTATTCAATAATATATTTTAATTCTTGAGGTATAAATGTATTCTTTTTTTGTAAATACTTTTTACAAACTACAGGATGATACTGACCTACACCGTTTTTATATCTTGGATGTGGTCTAGTTTTCTTTTCATAACCCAGTTGATTAGATAATATTGTTAAATCTCTACCTACTGTGCTTGTATAACCTTCATGTGTAGGCCAATTAACTAAAGCACATAAACGTAACGCTTCTATATACCCTTCTGCTTCTCTAAGCCTCTGTAATTCATCTTGATTTTGTTTAGCAACATGAGAAACAAACTCATTTTTTTGATATAAATCAAGATTTGTTTGTTTTTGATTTTCAATATGATTATCTACAGTTTCACTAAGTTCGTTTATTACTTTAGTAGTCAACAAATTAAGTTGACCTAATAATCGCCTGTAGTTACTGTTATCTTTCGATAAATCAGACATAATGTTTTAAAATAGTGTGTTTTTAATTTAATACAATAATACTTACAAGTCTATAATTTTACTTTTACCTTTAATATCATCATGGACAATTTCAGTAACATCTTTTGAATTTAATGTGGTGGTTGTCCATTTATCGCAGGCATTTTCATATTCCTCGCGTGCGTGGGGGGATAGATCATTTGTCACATTGGGGTCAGATCCCTTTATTAATGGGCTTTTTACAATGTGACAGCTATCAGATTTTTCTACCTGTCGCATTGGTGTTTGCTTATCACCCTCCGTACCAATGTGACAGCTTTTATTTTTTTCTACCTGTCGCATTGCTAAACCCTTGTCGTCATTAGGTTTCCGTACCAATGTGACAGATTTTTTGTCTCCCCGCACGAGGATAGCTTTATATAGGTATGTGGGACGTCCTCCATTAACGGATGGTTTCTTGTCTGAAATTTCAATCAAACCTCTATCAACTAATCTCTCCAAAGATTTTCTTATAGCGGTTACATTACCGCCTATCAATGGATCGGAATTAAGCTCAATTCTTGACCTTGAATCCGGATAAACAGTTCTAAGTTTTTCTAGGATACGATCAATAACAGAAGCAGGAGTAGAATTTTCAATTTTTGGTTTGTAATCCTTAAGTTCAAAACTAAGATCATCTGTTTGTTTTAGTAAAAGAGCACTACCTGTACGACTAAACCTACTTTTTTCAACTTTAATAATTCTTGTATTATTTCCAAGCTGTTGAGCTAGTTCTTTATCTGGTTTACTAAGTTTCCATACTTCAGATACAGCATCTCTAATTGAGCTTGTACCTCTAAAACCACCTTGTTTATTTGCATGATGTATCACTAAAACAGTAGTTGCATGAGTTCCATTACTACCATTCTTGTTAGTAATTCTATAAAGAGGCGATGCAAAAGAACTTTTGTTTTCATCAAAAGCTCTACCAGCAGAAGAACCAATCAAAGAGTCAATAATTACTAAAGCTGGCTTATGTTTCTTAAGAAGTTGAGCAAAATAATATTCTCTTCTTATTTGAAAACCATGAATAATAACTGTATTTTTATCCATCTTGTAGTCTTGCTCTCTTAACTGTTCGCGTAATTGCACTTCTGGTTGATCTGAGTTAAGAATTAAAACTTTACCTTGTTTCACTGGAACGGTATTGTTTTGTACCGTAAATGGAATACCTTCAGATATATGTTTAGCTAAAGCCCAAGCAGCCATAGACTTACCATCTCCACCAGCACCATAAAGAAGTAAAACAGCAGGAGTAGGTAGTATTTCAGGGATTATGTAGCTTCTTGACAAGTCTTTAGCATCTAAATCTTCAGCAGTAATTTCTTCAGTACCTAATTCAAAGGCTTCACTGCTCATTAAACAACTTTCTAGCTTTTCAAGATCTTTATAGTCATTATCCATAGCTAATTGGTGCATCAGAAAGTCCTGTTCACCTGGATCGTCCACATCTTCACAGATACGCATATATTCTTTCTTGACATCCTGGAAGGACATTTTGTTCCTTCTGGTTTTAATCATTAGCTCATTTTGAGCCTTTTGAACAATATCCAAACTTACAGGACTGAATCTAAGCCTCTTAGGATCTTCTTCGTCAGCATCGTATATCAAAGAACCTAAACCACGTTTAGAGCCCTTGAACGACTTCCAGACGGCCTCACAGGGGTTATCTGTATCCCAATCGTTTATATAATCTGGATCTTCTTTAGACCACGCAGACCATAAGGAAAGGCCAAGTTCATT